CCCCCACAACAAACCCTTCTCTTGAACATAGAAGATGGATTCGTTATAACAATTCTTTTTCTCAACTATCCTATATCTCACTACTCATTCTCTTTCTTAGGAGGAGTCCAGCCAAGTTTGACCAACTTGTCATGATATGATTGTTCGATATCGTCACTGATCGAAAGATGTAGTTCCTTTTTGAATGCATCAATGAACTCTGCTTCGAAGTAACAACCGTCATGATCAGCTCTTGTTATAAACTTTTTAATTGTTTTACTCATCACTCACTCGCCTTGTAATTCATCAACACTTGTAACAACTCAAACTCACCATATGTAAGACTGAACTTTTCAGAATCATGCTTGCGATCAATGACAATGACAAACCCTTCTCCATTTGTCCACTGAGTGACTTCCATGTAATCGTTAACACCACTGTGATGGCAATACGCTTTCAGTTCACTAGATACTGCTCGTCTTTTATTTACTTGAATACTCATTTCTTCACCAATGGGTTTTCACCCGCTGTAATGTTATACAAATCATAATGTTGATTGACACGAGCCATAACGTCTAACGCATAAGCGCCATCAGGTAAACAGTATTTCTCACACCATTCTTGTATATTTTCACCGTCAATCTCACAGATGTTCTCGGCATTGAGTTCGCTTTCGTGTACGACACAGTCGTACTTACCACCTCGCCAATACTCTTCAGCAATTGCCGCACGATACGCACTAACAAGATCACCATACACGCCAACAAAATAGGTATGTTTTTCAGCATCACCCCCACGATTCACTAGTACAGTATAAGTTTTCACCACTCCATCTCCCGCCAATTAGTATCTTCTGGCAACATCTCAACGCCGTCACCAAACCCCGCTTTCAGTTTATCGAACATACCTGCATTATTCATTCGCAGACCATAAGAGTTTTTATAGCAGATATAGCAGCTGCCGCTATTACCGTAGAAGTCTACTCTATCTTCTCTTTCAAAGACCATCGTGATACCGCTATTCATTTGCCACGCATCTCCGTCAAGATAACCTCCTGACCAACCACATAATACTTTATAGATAACTGGAGATCCTTCAATGTCAAACTTTAGTACCACCCAGTTGTCTGGGGTATATCTACCACCACCTTCAATGATCATTCATCTTCTCCTTTCACCACTTCACCTCATGCCAATTAGTGTCTTCAGGCATCAGTTCAACTGCATCCCCAAAGCGTTCTTTAAGTTGATTATACACGCCGGTGTTATTCATACGCAACCCGTAACCTCCTTGATGGCACCAATACACAGAACCAGAGCTACCGTAGAATCCATACAGATATGCTTGTTTCTCTACGCCAGTGATACCGCTGTTCATCCGCCAAGAGTCACCATCAAGATACCCACCACTCCAACCACCGAGTACCTTATATAATGTTTCTTCACTAGAAGTTATTTTCAACACAACCCAGTTGTCTGGTGTGTATTCGTTCATCATTTTACTTACCGTGTTCTTCAAAAACTTTGTCTATTACCGCCAGAACAGGGTCACTCTCTAGGTCTAGGTCTGGCCATCCACTATTCCATTCACCAAATACTTCTGGTGCCTGTTCTGAAGCTAATAACATATAGTATTCGCCTGGGTAATGTCTCAGACAACTTGCCGCTTCTTTTCTTATGGATTTTGGTACACGTGGTGTCTTCTTAGGATCCATTAAGTCAAGTAAGAATATACGAGTACGGTTAACAGCATTACGTCTTTCATTTGGCATAGTCATAGGATAGCCTGCAATAAGTACATGAGTCCATAACCAATAACAAATCCAACTGTAAATCGGATTATTACGTTTATCATAGCATTACGTTTCATCACTTATCCTCCGTACCAATCCAACACTAAACGAAACGCCGAAAGATATTCTTCATTGTTCGCACCGTCTTCTTCTAAGTTGTCAATATGTTGTTGCAAATCCGCAATAACAATCTCATCAGTTTTTTCGTGGTCTAACTCTACTTCAATTTTCATTTCGTAACTCCAATTCTTTTTGCATACATTTTCTTCGTCTTGGACATATACCAGTCATTTTTACTACAGCTTCGAGGTGTCCGGTTTCCATTTCTGCGATAGTCTTATACTGCAATGGTTGGTCGCCATTGATACCGTATGTTCCCCACGTAAGTAACTCACGTTGTCGTTCATGAGGCGCATCATCATACTCACTCAGGTCAATCTGATCATCGTGAATAGACCGTCTCAAATAATCTAAACCACCGTCAACCATGTATTCTTTACCATTGGCATCAGTATGTGTCTTATAATCGTGACGATGGGTCGATTCTAAGATCGTTCCGTCAGGAGTTTGCATGGCATTTCTAATTAAACTATTCATCGGGTTCTCTCACTTGATAAAAAATATTCTAAATCTTCTGGTGTACCCAGACCCCACATATCAGTCGCTTCGTGGATTCTGATCTCTTTACAGTCTTCAATTGCTTCGTTGAATACGGGACAAACGTAGAACTCACCATTGACTCGGATGTCTTTCTCGATCATCTGTTCTGCATACTTAACAAAGTCCGAACCATGTTTCCAGTAGTAGTAACCCACAGTCGCATTGTTACTGATAGGATTCTTCTCTGCGACCTCTGTCACAAAGTTGTTATCGTCTACCTTTGCGAATGACCACTTAGGGTGAGTCGCTTTGAATGTTACGATACCACCATCTGCAGCGGTCTCTTGCATCTCATACATGAATTGGGTGGGGTTCCAGTCTACCCACTGATCACTGTTCGCAAAGAACAGAGGACACTCGTTATCAATGTAGTCTTTTGCAAGTAACGCAGTACACGCAGCACCCTGCGTCATCTCTTCTACTTCTACTATTTTACAGTTTGGGGCGATCAATGGCAACATGTTTTCTAAATGAAAACGTTCACGATGTTCCTTCTGTACAACGAAGATGAAGTTTGCGTCCAGTCCTAGGTTCTCTACCACTACCTGTATCATGGGTTTACCATTGACATCAATCAGTGGTTTGGGGAAGGTATAACCCGCTTGTTGAAAACGAGAACCTGCACCCGCCATAGGGATGAGGACGTTTAATTTATCGTCTTGCCATTTACTATTCATAGGATCTTCCAATCTCGTCAGTTTTGGTAATATATTATCAATGGTCACTTCGGTTGGGTTTGATACCCGTATGCAGTGTGCCCGTGATCTCTCTGCGGCAAGTAATCCGGGTGGAGAGTCTTCGATAATGACAGTGTCTTCGGGTAGACACTTCATCATGGACATTGCTTTCCAGTAGATCTCGGGATGAGGTTTGGAGTTCTGGACATCATCGTTAGATAGAATCACTGAACAGAACTCAATTAACCCACTCTTCGCAAGCGCAGTTAGAACAGTACGTCGTATAGAGTTTGAACATACCCCTATAGTATAACCGAGATCCTGAAGATTGTCAAGCAGTTTTATTGCAGGAAGGTTCAAAGATATGGACTGTAACTCTTTAACGGTCGCGGACTGTTTATCTTGGAATATTTGTTCGTGTCGTTCAGAAGGGAGACCTTTACGTTTTGTCAGTATCTCTAACTTCTCGTAGGTCTTGCGACCATCATATATGTTCCGATGGTCTTCGGGGGAGATTGCAAAGTCCTCACCCAGAGCATCATTTAATGCCCTGTAGTGAATGTCCTTCGCATCAATCAATACCCCGTCGAGATCGAAGAGGATTAGTTTGGTGTTCATAAGTTATGTCTCGCATAGGTCTTTAATCTCTTCCATTCCACCAACATATCCCCAGTTACCATCTTCAATTGTAAAACACTGCGGGACAATACGGAAGTTAGAAATCTCAGCAAAATCCATACGTGGTGTATCACTGTCAGTAAATGTACCTGCAAGTTCCCAGTTATCTTCTGGTTCAAATCCTCCCCTGTAACTTGGATCCTCACGTTGTGCAACTTCCATCAGCATGGTCTGCCACTCAGGAGTCAGACTCGGGAGGTAATTGTATTCGTACATATGATTGTTTTGGTTACACCATACCTCCATCATGCCGTTCACCACGTTACAAGAAGGGTCACCATGTATTCCTACCATTAAATATTTCATCAATCTCTCCGTATTGCGAGTCCGGAATACACACCGTCACTACAGTAAATAGTAGGTAGATTAAGATCTACACAGTAGTATCCAGACCTATTGAAAATGTCTTCCCACTCATCTCTTGTCATCCTAATTTGATGTGTGGGATCTTGTCTTGAACAATCTAAAACATAATCTTCCCCAGCTTCTGCACATATCGGCATACGAAATACCAGAGTCTCTGACTTTAAACCAAACAGAAAATCGTTTACTTGGTCTAGATTCATATGTTCCAATACGTCTAGTGCAAAGGTGAGACCATACTCCTTGTCCCAATCAACAGTGTTACGAACGTCCAATCCTTTCTCTCTGCATTGATTCAACGCCCACTCACTGATATCTACACCGGACACATCTTCGTATCCTTCGTTCTCCATAGCTTCAACAACAAACCCAACTGCACATCCGAAGTCTAGAACAGGCCCTTTGTTGAGTCCGATCTTCTTTAACAGATCATTGATGTCTGCTGCGAGTCTCTTATACCGGTCACCTCTTTTTAAGAAGTCGACATAGTTTACCGTACTGTAATATGCTTCACCGAAGTCTGAATCTGTAATCATTATGCAAAGTTCCTATCGTCTGGACTCATCTCTTGAGCGACCGTATGTAATAGTTTATTGTTATTGAAGTAAAAACAGTTGGGACATGCTGCTTTCCAACCACCGTCACCTGCACCCCTTATCGTATAAGGTATACCAGTCTTCGCGTATTGTATGTTACAAGTATCCCATATCTCAAGGATATTGTCAATAGATCCCAATGAAAAATCTAGATCATATGTACGTTTCTCAAGTACGTGACTTGTGCACACATACACCTGATAATCTCCACCATCGGGGTGTGGCGCAATGTAGGGACGTGTGAGACCCACATAACAACCATTTTCGTAAGGTGTCGCGTTATCCCAGATGTCCTTGATGAAGAACTTGTTATCGACATCAACCTGTTTCACAACCTCTTTCCACTGGTTCTGTACTTCTACCTGTGCACCATCAATCAAGGCATTACCTGCGAGACGACAGAACTTGATCTCAGGATTCAACTCAATCAACTTTGCGATCTTCTTGATCGACTCTACGGTTGTACCAGTGTAGGGTTTATTCGTACGTGACAACTCATCCGGTATACCATTGGTACCATCATAGATGATATAGGATAGACCGATCTTATCTTTTGGAAACGAACCAAAGTCATAGTCTTCGGGTGCACACTTCTCGTCTAACTTAATTAGACTGACTCGTATCCACTTGAGATGAGGGTAAACCTCTGGTCTAAGGTGACGTTCTAGTTTCTCCGTGTTGGTGATGATACCCACATCGAACCCGTAACTTGCTGCAAGTAGAACTACGTCATTAATGTTCTTCTTTGCAACCTTATCGCGGTATAACATTGGGTTACCACCACCGGTAATCTCAATTGCCTTTGCACCCAACTTATGGAAGTCTTCAAATAACTTCTCCAGTTTCTCCCACGGTATATAACTCTTGAGTGGACGTGCAGCAACTGAACAGAACGGACAATCACTATCACACATTTCACACAAACATAGTTGTATATTGATAGGTTTGAAAGTATCTTCATACTGGATAGAATACAGTACGTCAGTGTGTTGGAGATACTTGTCTCCCCACGTAGAATATTTCTGTGTCTTCTCTTCGAAACTCTCACTCATATTAGACCCATTAACTCCTCTACGTTTTCACCCTTAGCCGGTAACAAATCTTTTAAAAAGAAATGAACAAAGTGACATTTAGAGATGTCCTTGTTTGCCGTGAATAATCCATTCCATTTTTGATCCAGATGGACAGTAGGGATCTTATATTTCTTCAGGAAGTAGTTCAGTAATGTTTGGTCAGTCGACCACTTCCATGGCCCTTTACCATTGACAAAGTCCATGAACTCATACCGTGTGATGAACTCTGAGGGGGTTTGACCATTCAGGTATGGACGGAATAGTTTTGAGTTGAGTAGAATCAGACCCATGTTGAAAAACTCGAAACCCTTATCGTTAGGTTTGAAGTCAGTCTTTTTACTGTGCAACATGTTGTATTGCATAGTACTATAGTTTCTTATCTTCTGAACATACTGATCGTTGATGTTCATCTCACGTTCACATACTGCACCAAAGGGTTTATCAGTACCGAAGTCTTCAAAGATGTTTGGTGCGTCTTCGCGGATGAGGATATCAGCATCAACGATCGCGATCTGATCATACTCATTGAGGAAAGAGAATGCATTCTCCTTCTCGTAGATAGGTAGGAAACCGCCATGTTTCTTCCACGAGTCCTCTGATCTATTACTCATGAATGGATCTGGACGTATGTTCAGCATAGGAGTTTGTTGTACCATATGGATGAATCCATACTTCTTACAGTACTGACTTACAGATTCAATGCAGTGCTGGTATAGTTTCGAGTCTCTCGCTTTGCCTAAACAAACTTGATATACTAATCGTTTCACTTTTTCTTATGCTCAATAGTTGTGCCAATAGATCTATTCTGTATCTGAGACACGTGTTTGGTTACAAATACCCCGTTCTTATCGCAGTACCCGTGGATAGTACCATCTGAGTTCCATGTGATATTATCTATACTCTTCGCATCTCTGACCATACGAGTCGCGACTTCGGGTTTCAGATAGTACGCAAGTCCCGGTAACGCCTTCTTGTTTTTACCTGTATGACCTAGACACACCATGTCATGTTTTTCCCATAACAGGTCATCTGGTACAGGCAATACTAACATTGCGTCATGTTCTATGATTATTATAGGTTTCCTTCTTGCCTTTGCCCATAACTCTACATGACTATACCACACTGCTTTCTCTGTCGGTGTGAACTCTATTGTACCACGTTTCTTACCAAAATGCAAGTACCCCAGTTTATCCATTGTTTCTGGAGTAATCGCATTAAAATATTTTACATTATATCCTTCCCATGAGGCCTCAACTCTACCACGATAGTACATCGAAGTGGGGTTGTCGGGCATCTGGATCATCCATACATCAGGTTTCATTCTGACTGATAGTCACGCAGATTGAACTCAGTGCCATGCATCTTCATAAGATCGCGTTCGTGGTTTGTGTACACTAGTACCTCTGGGTCGTCTATTAGAAAATCACACGACTTACAGAAATCAGGATAATCTCCTGAAGTGTGTTGATCTCGTAGTTTAGAATATTCCTCTCCAAAGAAGATGGACTTGATATCAGTTTCACTTGTGTGTCCTAGGACTGCTTCCTCATCTCTACCAAGTACTTGACAACACGGATGGACAGCACCCTTCTTGCCTTCCAATCCACCTGCACGGATTACAACATCTGGAGAGAAGGGTCTTCCACAAGTCTTCACTGCTCCTTTACGTACACCAGACTCAGAGATGTCAGTGACACCCGACCAGTTGTGCATCTTCCATATTTCTGTTTTGACATCGAGTTCGTCAACAATACGTTTGTAATGATCTAACTCAAAGTCTAGATTGTCGTTGTCTGTGATTAGATGATAGGTAGACACAACACAATCTGAATTAGTCTCTTTGACATAATCCCGCATTTCTTTTACTTTGGCCCATGTGTTATCAAAGTTACCTGCGATTCGGTTGTACATCCACTTGTCATATGCTTCGACATCATATCCAATCCAAGAGAATCTATAGAAGTCTAACCCTGCATCTACGCAGTCGCGCATGAACTTCCCTTCCATACGATAACCATTCGAGAAGATGAATGCCTTCGCACCATACTTCTTAACGATTTCGATGTACTTGGGTAGATTGCGATTGAGTGTTGCTTCACCTGAACCATCGAGATTAACAACACGTAGACCGTACTGTGCACAGTCTGCTACGTTGTCCTCGAACTCTTGAAGTGACATTTTCTTGAGGAAGTCTTTGTGTCGTCCACCTGTTCGTACGTCTTGAGGACACATAGAACACGAGTAGTTACATCCCCCGTTGATCTCGATCACTGCACGATCAATTTTAAAAGTCATCTATCTTATCCATTAATTGTTTCTTATAACGTTTTGCACGACTCAACAAATGCATTTCGTTCTTAGGTAACTTATATAGGTAATCCCAAAAACAGTTACTGTCATCATGGGGTTTACTGAAGTGTACGCCCTGCGGTGAATGTATCTTTGCGATACTACTACCACCTAGTGTGATAACGGGTTTACAAAAGTTACGGGCGATGTACTGCCACATCCCATCATAAAAGATGCAGAACTTGGAAGTACTTATATGATAAATTGCCTCCCTTACAGGAGTGCGGTAGGTTAACTCCACAAGATTGTAACCCTTGAGTTCAAGAAACATAATGATCCTTTCCCATTCTTTTACAGAGAAGGTCATCTTCCATTTCTTTCCACCCGAAGGTATCTCACGGTTAAAGGTGGGTCTCCAGAACACTACTTTGTTTTCAGAACGTTGGAATAGATCCTTGCGGAATATCCAGTGGTGGAAGGTGAGCACCTTCTGTTGATCTCGTTTGTGACCAAAACCTCGCCACCGTAGTTTCTCTATCTCCTCATCTGTTGAATTGAAGATATGATTTACAGTAACATCATGTTGGTTATGGTACAAACTATGAAGTACGTGGGTACGTTCAATGATTGTTTCTGGATCATCATAATGGTAGACATAGTCCTCATCATGCGTCCAGAAAACATTCATCTTTATTGGATGGTCATACATCTTGGCCAATGCATGAGCGGCATTGAGACCATATAAAATATCCCCGACACCAATGGTACCGCGCCAGTCAATCTCATAGTCTTCGTTCACCGTTATTGGTTGACCTGAGATAGGCTCACGGTACACATCAATCATAACTACTTCACTCTTACGGTTCCATCAGTCCAAGTATCCTTTTTAGGTTCTTCTTTCTTAACCTTTACGGTAAAACCCTGATACTGTTGTTTATGACGATCTTTCTTTTTATTTCGGGGGTCAAAGCGGGTATACTTCGCCATGTTACTATCCTACCTTCATACCTGTTCTAGTTGTACCATTAGTCTTTCCGCACGGTTTGTAACCTGTCGGTGCCAAAGACTGTCTCGACCTTCTACACCTGCACGAACCCAATCACCTTCTGCGATTGCACTATTGAAGTTCTTGAACTTACTCAAACGAGTGCGTCCCATGTTGAACATCATATTGACAAGTACACCTTGTACTCCGTCTGGTAACGAATCAAAGTCGCCCTGTCCGTATAAAGCATGACACTCGCTGATTGCTGTATTGAGGTCGTTGTCAAAACACTCGGCAACTCTGTCTTCACTGATTGGGGTTCCAACCGGTTGTCCGTGTTCGGGGTCAGTTTCAAGTACGAGGTGCCCGACACCAAATGTTGCGTACCCAAGATGGTCGTTATAGATTTCATATTCTACACCTTCGTCCACTTTTAATGTTTCAAACACTTCTTGCCTATTCACTACTTGTCTCCTTGATAGATTGATTGTAACATGTCTTCAAACTGTTCTACTTTACTTAGTCTGTTTGGCCAGAGAATGTAATCCTTCTCCGGATTCTTTTTGAGATTGTTTAACAGTGGGGTGATTGCGTTGAACAACCTTTCCAGTCGTTCTTGCGTCTCAGTCCCAGCTTCACGTTCGGTAGTGACGACTTCTAACTCGTCCTCTGTTACCGCAGTAAAACCAAAATCGAATATATCACTCATTGTTCTTCTCCTCGCTATGCGATTCCCATGTGTTCCTTAGTCATTATATAGTCTCTTACTAGACCACTTCTGACTATATCCTCCCACGAGAAGTTCACTGTTTCGAAGAGTTTCATCTGTTCCAGTATCTCTAGGAACGTACTAATACCCTTCTTATCTTTGTCTGTCTTGAAGTCCGACTGTTTACCATCCCCACAGAAAATCACCTTACAGTTATTACCTATACGGGTAATCACCGAATCGAGTTCATGGAAGTTCAGGTTTTGCATCTCATCAACTAATATTATAGTATCGTCAAATGTGATACCTCGTATGTATGATGTCGACTCGAACTCAATGTATTTATTATGAACCAACTTCTCATAGGCGCGATCGTCTTCAAAAAGATCTGCAGCGACTGCACGATATGGCCCAGTGAATGCTTGTAGTTTCTCCTCAATAGTTCCCGGTAAGAATCCCACCTCGCGAGTAGGTACCGCAGATCTAATGATGTGAAGATGACTATAAGGGGTACTCTTGTCAAGTATCTCTACCAGTGCGAAGTACATTGCAAGGAAAGTCTTTCCTGTACCCGCCGTACCTACCAGTGCAAGGTTGTTACCCGCCTTATATGCATCAAATGCATCTTGCTGTCGTATAGTGGCGGGTTCGATGGTACGTAAATGTTCCATGCGTATATTCATGGATTCTGAATGTTCTCTCTTCATTTAAAACTATTTCTCCACATAAAAACTTTCTCCACAACCACATTCGCCAGTTACATTAGGGTTGACGAACTGAAACCCTTCGTTCAGTCCTTCGACCAGATACTCAAGTCTTGTCCCAGTTAGAAACGGCACACTCTTAGGATCAATAATTAAAGTCACGTCCTCTACGGTCACTGTTATATCCTCATACGATTGGGCGTAAGAATATTCCATTCCATATGCGTAACCACTACATCCAGCAGTGTCGACTCTCAGACGAATACCATCACAGTCAGAACGACCCTCTAATCTTTTCTTTAGAACGTCTAGTGCGGGGGGAGTTATAGTTATAATCCTATTAACCCCCAACCGTGATTTGCTACTGCGTTAAGGATGATAGCGACACAAGTCGCCATATGAGTAAACCACCAAAGAGTCCTAATAAAAGCAATAGTATTAGCTTGTTTATCTGTTTCACCAACTTTCTCCCCTAGACTCTTCGCCCAGATTCTCCACCATTTAGTCATGAATACTATTCTTAACCATGCGACTAGTGCCCTGTTTAATTTGGGTGAGTTTGTTTTTCCAGTCAGAACTGGTCTTGTTCAGTATAGAACCGCTGTGAGTGACTAGTTTTGGTGCAGAGTTTATTTGATTAGTCCATTCGCCGGACTCGACCATTTCGGTCATGGTGCTGATAGAGACAATCATTTCTTTGACTTCTCCGGTCTTGGTATTCTTCAGATCGTATGTTGGCATAATATTATAGTTCCTGTATGAAATAGACCCCAATAAAGGGGCCTGTTCCAGATACAGGATCACCCCCTTAGGCGAGATTCAGCTTGAGAGATTGCAGTCTCTAAAAACGTTTGACGTTTCGCGACTTTATATGCAATGTCCGGTTTGCCTTTCTTATTTAGTTTATGAATGAAATGTCCCAACTCTCGCGAGTCTTTTCTAAGTCTTTCAAGTTGATTTGTGGTTCCAACCATACTCTCTCCTTATCTTATTGGGTTAGTTATTCATGAAGTAATTCTGGGAATGCCTCCATTACCAGCTTCTTGGTGATACCTTTAACAGGCATCTTCTTGTTAATCATACCGATGATCAAGTCCGCATCACGAGGATGTATGGATTCACACATATCCAAAAACATCTTTTCTCTTCGAACCTTTGTCAACTGTTCAGACGCCAACAATCCCTTCACAAAATACTTGAAGTTCATGTGTTGCTTGAGCAGGGATGTAGGGGGAGATTCTTCGGAGGTGGGGTTATAGGGTACCGATCCAGCAGGTAGATTCCACTGAATAACATTGTCAAAGGTACCCCGTAATACATCTTTTAGTGCATTATTCTGGTATTCTTTTAGTATAGATACTTTGTCTTGTCTTGATTTAGTGTTAGTTACTTTATCTAGTATCTCATAGACTTGGTATCTAATAGCAGTTAGTGCCATAATATTCTTATCCTTAACGCATTGAAGCTCATTATACAGTTATGTAGGTGTTATGTCAAGCGTTATCTTTTACTACGCTTGGCCGTCTCTTTCTTGATCCAACCCTTCGCCTTACTATTCGCTATAGGTGCCTTAGTGAACTTAGTGGCATCACGGTATGCACGGACAGTCTCTTTCTGGTAATCCTTACCTTCAGAGTTATCCACTACTAGGAAGTTCTTTTTACCGAACATTTGCTGGAAATTACCAATATTCTTTTGTACCGCTTTCCAGTAATCTGTGACGCCTTTAGCACCCAGTGTACGAGAACGTTGTGCATCGCGGGAGATCGCAGTATCGAGATCAGTGTTTACGAAAATCATTGCGACATCGTAACCAAGCGCACGTAGTTGAATTGCCTGTTTAGAAATCTTACGTGGATCCTTACCAGTGCCATCGATTACCAAACCTAGACGACCCTTAATGTACATAGCTTGTTTGGTACCAGTTAGTTTCTTTGCCTTACCACGAAGTTCTTGTCCTTGAACAGAGAAGATGTTGTCTGGATCCATTTCCATACCAGCCTTCTTCATTGCAGACTCGAACGCATCATCAGAGTTTACAACTTTATAACCCATAGAGGTCAGACCTGTCTTACCGACAATGAATGACTTACCAGAACCTGGCCCGCCCGCAAGGAAGATTGCTTTGAAGATTGCAGGGTCATTGACACCCTCGTTTAAAAATTGTTCAAAGGTTAACACGGTGAATCCTTATTTTATGATACAATTATTTATAATAGTTCGGAAGTAAAGTAATGAAGTTTTTCATCATGATATACCACGACTCCATCTAACGCAGTTTCTTCCAATACTTCAAATGCTTCTTTCAAAGTATTTAGTATCGGTTTCCCCTTAACATTGAAAGAAGTGTTCAGTAACACCCCGCCACACGCACTGAGAAGGTCGTACACAAGCGCATTCGACTTTCTGGTAACTGACTGCACCCTTGCCGTGCCATCTACATGAGTCACTGCTGCAAGTTCTTCTTTATACTCTTCACGCGTTTTGACACTGAAGTTCATATACTCTAGGTTGTCATATGATGTTGCTTCAAAGTATATATGTGCGTCTTCCTGTCTTACCATGGGAGCAAACGGTCTGTAGTTCTCTCTGCATTTGACTATGTTAACCTTGTCCTTCTTATCCCAACCCTTGGGGTCACAGATGATAGAACGGTTGCCTAACGCACGAGGGCCTACCTCTGAGGTACCTTGAACCAATCCTAGTATCTTATCATCCTTTAATAGATCCGCTAATTGTTCCAGAGTAATTATAGTTGATTCATGTACATCCAACAATTCCATGTCCTGTATAGGTTGACCTGCATATCGAATGTCCACCCCTTCGAACTCACGCATACCATTGACTGACATATATTTACATAACATACCGAAAGGTAATCCACTATCATGCACATCGGGTGGAACAAATACCTCAAGACCCAACTCGTCTTGTATACGAGTATTGGTTAGTATGTTTAATCCACAACCACCCGAGATCACTAGACGTTTACCATTACGGACAATCTCTTCCCACACTCTGGGTGTCTGTAGGTACTCTAATACATTGTCTTCGTGTTGTCTTTGGATACCTGCTGCAACGTCACACTCTTCTTCCCACGTGAGTTGTAAAGGACTAATGAACATTTGAAAATAGTTATGTTCTTCCGGCGAGTCTGCTTGATTATCAACCCACCATTCCTTACCACTACTAAATGTCCTTCCATAACGAATAATGTTATCTCGCACGAGACCTTGTTCGGTCTTCGTGTACTGCTGTCGGAACCAAGGGAAAGATGGATTTATTGCCTCAGTAATCTCTTCGTCTTCGTTTATCAGACCCTTACCACAGTGACCGAAGTATGACATATGATCGCCATATGCAGATGCACCCATGACTTTACCTGCCATATCTAATGGGTTGGGGGTTACACCTACCATGTTTTGACATCCGAGACCAGAAGAAATATTATAGTTACGACCAAAAAATCTGGTGTCAATGTTCTCGTAGGCGGTTCTGTCGTAGTTTACTTCATTTAAGGATCGGAGACGTTTGGAATTAGCTCTCCATATATGAGTATGACCGTCGTCTCCACCCGCATCGTGAGTAAAGACAGTGCACGGTTTAGTTACCCATGGGGACTGAGCATATGCGCCCCATGCATGTGCAGCATGGTGACGATGATGAGTGGTGGTCTCGCGTACATTGAAGACCTGTTTGACAATGTCTGGATCTAGACACAGAGGATTTATCTGTTCATCGACATCTGATCCCACAATGAAAACGTCATAGTCGTTCTCGATGCCGAAGTCTTCTTCGGATACTTTAAGACATCTCTCTAGTATTTCTTTTTGTTCTTCGTATCGTGCATGTCCACGATAGTGTTTAATTCCGGTTAGTTTCTCTATTTCTATTACGTGAAAGGTTTTACTTTGGTCGTTATAAAAACATATTGAGGAATCGTGTCCCCAATATGCAGCGGCCAAGTTAGCCATCTGGTTCTCCAGTTAAATGTTTTGCGTGTATTTTACATCCAATAAAGGCATTGTAATAATCATCACGTAACAAAACATCGTATTGAAACTGAAGTTTAGCCTCGTAATAAGAGCAATCCCCCTTCGTCTTACATAGACGCAGGATCTCTCGTTCGTATTTTTCACCGCCTTGATGTTCTACCAGTATCTTTAGAGTCTCGTTACTACCGTAGTACTCTCTCCAGTCAGACTGTTTGGTGACTTTCCGTTTTCGTTTAGATCCCTTCAAAGGAGGGAGTCTTCGAGTCGACCAGAAGAACTTTTTGCCTATGTATTTCTTCCCATCTGGGTCGGTGATACAATAGACAAACCCGACGAAGTCTTTTAGAAACTCTTCGTCGGGTTCAAAGGCTAGGTTTTCATAAAACCAATTATTAATCTTCCCACTCCTCTTGAGAAGGCGTACCACACATAGGACAGTGGGTAGGTTTCTCTTCAGAGTCTTTCACTACTAGTGAGGAGGAGACATCACACACCCCACAGACCATTTCGTATTCATATTCCATTGGCAATTCCTCATACCGCGACGACCTTTAGGTCTTCCCAACCCCAGTCGCCTTCCATTCCGTTAACCGAATATTCGGTAACACGTTTCTCAAAGAAGTTATCGTGTGATGCACCATTCAATACCCAGTCCAACCACGGTAACGGATTATCCTTGACGCCAAACTTAGGTTTCATACCCAGTTGTAACAGTCTACGATCTGCAATGTGACGGATATATTGTTTCACATCAGTCTCTGATAAACCTTCAATATCGCCTGACTTATATGCCAGAGTGATGAATCGATCTTCCAGTTTAACAGCATTCTTTGCCATAGTATATATCTTAGACTTCAACTCATCATTTACGATGCGAGGATGTTCGTCACAGAACTCACGGAATAACTTTGCATTACCCTGCACGTGAATAGTCTCATCTCTGATAGACCACTCAACGATTGTTCCCATACCTTTCATCTTACCGAAACGTTGGAAGTTCAACAACATCACAAACGATGCGAACAATGACATACCTTCATTGAATACAGACTGTGCGAGTATTAATGCAAGACCTGTTTGGGTATTGATATTACCCTCTTTCATGAAGTCAATCTTGTCCGCCATCTCCTTGTATTCCATAAATGCAGAATGTTCTTCATCTGGTAGACCAAGAGTATCATTCAACAATGCATATGCACGTTGGTGTACCCCTTCCCGATTCGCAAAGGATGACAACATGTTACGAACTTCATTGTTTTTAAACTTAGGAATCAATAACTCGTGGTAGTTCTCTCCTACCTGTACGTCACTCTGTGTGAACAAACGCAGTACCTGAGTAATAAACTCCTTCTCTTCTGTCGTAAGTTTAGTCTTCCAATCCTGAACGTCTTCACTAAGTTCAGCTTCATCTTCTACCCAGTGAACCTCTTCATGTTTCTTTGTCAGTTCGACTGCCCATGGGTACATGAAAGGTTTATACGTTTTACTGAACTCTAACAGCATTTATCTTGCCTCTGATTAATTAAACTATATGGTTGTATTCTTTTGGACTCCATATGAAGTCCCCACCGATTGTACGAATATATTCGTAATCCAGACTCTCCATTAATTGCACAACACCGAATGAGTTCTTTACTGCACTCGGTGTCTGTATGGAATGTTCTGTGGTGATGACTGGTCGATGTGTCTTTATCGTTTCTAGTGCACCCTTCAACACCTGAAGTTCGAAACCCTCAACATCTATCTTGATGAAGTCTACCTCATCAAACTCAAAGGAATCTAACGTTCTAACTTCACATTGCAAAGGTTCCTCATTTTGAATATCAATGTTTTTATAATGTGATGAATGTCCTGTATAGAGTGGGTTGAAATATATATCTATTTCACCTTCTTCCTCTCCCAATCCATATGGGAAAACTTCAACAGAAGCTAGTGATCGATAACTCACATTTTCTATCAAACATTCTCTAATCTGTGGTACGATCTCAAAGGCTTTGACCTCGGAGAACGCCCCCGCAAGATATTCACTCACGAACCCGTATGATGCACCAACATCAATTGCAACTCTTCTCTTAGTTGCATTCCTTGTAAAGAACTTATTTAGTTTTAGGCAAAAGTTATGATCATAATTCCCTTTGCCCTCAACCATATTGCGGAAAGACATGGACTTCTCTTTCGTCAACATCATCCATCCATTTATTCTTGTCTTACCGCCAAAACTTGGTATGCTTTCCATCCCATTTAACCCTCACATGCACGACATTCCTCAGACTCTTGTGCATTTGTATTGTTCAAAACTGCCATGAGGTCGTCGTATCCGCCAATGTATTCGCCGTCCAGATAAATCTGCGGCACCGTTTTAACATCCTTCCGGCCAGTTATTTCCGCAGCAGTTTTACCCACTTCTGCTAGATCTATCTCGTCGTATGGTATTCCCCTTAATTTCAACTCTTCCTTTGCGAGTTGACAGAAGGGACAATTCTTTTTAGTATATACTAGAGTACGCATGTCACTTTGCAATGCAACACGTTCTACCTTCTCCGATACATTCTCTGCACGGGACTTTGCTTCAGTTCTTAGGTAATACAGACCTTTAAGTCCTTCTTTCCATGCTTTAATGTGGACGCTGTTCACGTAAGACTTTGGTACTCCCGTTGGGAAGAACAGATTTACTGACTGTCCTTGACAGATATACTTCTGTCGATCCGCTGCGTGTTGTACTACCCAGTTCTGATCCAACTCCTGTGCGGTCTTAAATATTGCCTTCTCACCTTCAGTCAAGAATGGTAAGTGTTGTACCGAACCCTTGTTGGTAATGATTGAAGTCCAGTTAGACTCGGTGTTCTCACCTTTCGCATCCAACAACTCCGTCAAGTATATGTTCTTTACAAGGAAGGAACCAGCGCGAGTTCTATGAGTATACGCACATGCCTTCAGTGGTTCTATAGAGGGACTGGTTGATAGTATGACTCCAGATGAGGCATTTGGTGCAATTGCAAGCAGGTGCGAGTTGCGTCGTCCACTTCCAATCCCATCTGGATATTCACCTTTTGTCTCTGCAAGTCTTTTAGTCTCTGCCACTGCTGCTGTGTTAATATGGTCGAACACGACATCATTGATCTCTCGTGCCTTGTCTGACTCCCACGCAACACCATGTTTCTGTAATAGGGAGTGGAAACCCATTGCACCAAGTCCGATACTTCTTTCTCGGGAGGCAGAGAACTTTGCACGTTGAATGCTGTCGGGTGCGTGTTCGATGAAATAGTCAAGGACATTATCCAACATGCAAATAAGGTCTTGGACGATTGTAGTGTCTTTCCAGTCATCATAATATTCCAAATTAAGCGACGACAAACAACACACCGCAGTACGTTCAGCTGAAGTGGGTAGGTGGATCTCATTACAGAGATTACTACCATTGATCTTTAATCCCAGATCCTTTAGAGGTTGGGGTAGATCGCGGTTTGCAGTGTCAATGAAGTTTAAGTAAGGTTCGCCCGTACGGAAACGAGTCTCAATGATACGTTCCCATAACTTACGTGCGTTGATAGTTTCTTTGACTGATTGATCTTTGGGGTCTCGTAGGTCAAAGTCGACGCCAGTGGTGACTGCTACCATGAACTCATCAGTAATATTGATAGCATTGTGTAGGTTCAATGCCTTACGTTGTACGTCACCCGTAGGTATACGCATGTTCAGGAACTCAATGATATCGGGGTGAGACACGTCCATGTATGCTGCGTAGGAACCCTTACGAGTCTTACCTTGGCGGTATGCAATCATGTCCGCATCTACGGTATGAATGAACGGCATAGGGCCAGGTGCAACATCAGACACTGTGCGTACATCACTCCAGTGTCCACCTACACCACCACCGAACACAGACAACCATCGTAGTTCTGCGGTATGGTCGATCAGACCTTCAAGAGTATCAGGTACATATGTCAAGAAACATGATATAGGCAATCCTTTCTGCTTACCTTTGCCGTTAAGGGCGGGGGCATTAGACAGTACCGGTGAAGCAAACATGAACCACTTCTGAGAGACATAATCATATAGTCTCTGAGCGAGTGCATCATCACCACCTGACCACGCGGTCGCTGCACGTTTATAAGCTTCTTGTGGAGTCTTTTCCCCTTCGATTAGGTAGAAGTCTTTCAGCATTCCTACTGCGTAATCCTGAAGGACGGAGTCGCGGTTTTTCTCAATCTTGACTGACATATAGGTTTGTCTCGGTTTTTTGTTTTTAAAGTGTTTTGTAAGAGTACATTATACGCTATACTTAGTCGTTTGTCAATTGATCAGATGACAATTCTTCATTCTTTTTCAACCAATCCTGACTATCGGTATCTTCATCTTCTTGTGTTGCTTTTCGATAGTACAGAACAATCTCTTTCTGTTCACGTATATATCTACGAATCTCTTGTAGGTTATACGCCATGTTCTCATAACCCTGTGGAGTTAATCCGAATAGGACAAATGATCCTGACTGCATTTTTTCTAACTCAGCAATCTTCTCATCCTTATTCTTCTCCGTGATTACAAAGAACTCCACATCCTCTAGGGAGATAGCTTGTGGTAATGGTGGTTGGTAAATCTCTAAAGTCTTGTATTCAGTTACAGTCTTGATGACTGGTTCTGGGATGACGGGGGTGGCATTCCACGATGGTAGACCTGCACATCCTGTCAGTAACACTAATGATGATATCGCAAGGATCCTATTCAGCATTTTCTATCTCCTTACTGTCTGTCTCAATTGAACGGAATACCGCAGCCGTTCCTTTATTAATACGGGGTTCTATAAGACCGGGTTTCGCACGTGCAAGTCTGGTCATATCATGACGTTTGAATATACTTAGGTACTCGTCACGTTCCGCTTTCAGTTGGTTAGACTTCTCAGTCAATTCCCCTACTGCTTTGAGTTGATTCTGTAGATTGTTTTCTGCACGTTCTCTTGACTTCTTCTCTGTTTCCAGTGCCTGTTCCATCTGGATCTGATTGGTCTTGAGTATGACGTTGTTAGATTCTAACTGTGCGATTTGTTTCTCAGCTTTACCGAGAGTCACTGTGTGGTATCCCCAACCTGCAACTGCAAGTATAATTAGGATGGGTAACATCTTTATCATTCCGAACATTATTTAACCTTTTTGATCTGGTAATTAAAGGGATATTGAGTAGTCAATTCAAACGCCTCTCCGGTGGTCAGAACCCCCTTCAGACATTTGCTGTTGATTTTATCTATATGTTTGAAACGGTACTCTACTCGTGAGGACTCGTCTCTCCATATATGAACTTCCCACTCATTGGTGTATAACTTAACAATCGATTGTGAAACGGAGGAGACAATCCTCGATAATCCTTGCCCAATTTTCTTCAATTTCTTCTCGCTCCTTATAGTACTCGTACATCATGGTTTTTTGGTGACCGGGTAGTTTATGAAACTCAATCCACTCTTCGGGGGATATAAACTTCTTTGCGGGGTAACTAACTTCCATACCAATTACGAAGTAAGGATCACCTGACTCAATGTTCTTCCTTTGTTCTAGGTTACCAGAGACCGCAACACATCCTGTCAGTAACACCAGACATAGTAGGGATGCGTACGTCTTCACTTAGATCTTTTAACCCTTTTACCTGCAACTTCAATATAGTTACGGGTTAGTGGTCTGGTCTTCCTCTTCTTCTTAGGCATCATATCCTTCGTGTCTTGAGGTATGCCTGCGTCTGCCGTAGTCATGGCATCTTCGTACATCTGTTTAAAGGTTTTCACCGAGTTATTTCTCCTAGAGTGATATATAAGGAATGTCCTGTATTTATATGTTCGACACAATAAACCTTGTGACCCAACACGTTTCCTACAGGGAAACATCCATCCTTAACTCTCACTGTATCGTTTTTGTTTGCGATTTCTGAATAGTGTGTAATGTCCAGTTTGTTTTCATTCAGTCGGTAGACACCTTGTCCTAGTTGTCCTGCGTCTGAAGTATACCACGAAGAATCACCTTCAAGTAATTCAAAATCTAAATCCGAATTGGCAACGATCTTGTCTATTGACCTATCACTCATCTCGTACTTTTCTTTGATCAGGAATAGTGCAGCAGCATAGGATGCAAGTTTACTTGATCCACCGGGTACTTTGTTCAGTAGACGTTTGACGTTAAATACTAAACGCATGAATGTGCTATAGGCATCCTTCTCTTCAGCAGTTGATATCTTTTTTGACTTATCACGTTTACCGTTATTGTCAATGAGACCTAACTTGAATGCGTCAGTCTCTTCCCAAGGTGTGGTTAACATCTTGATGAATCGAAATGTGTAGTAGAGATCACCTGCTCTTGATGCTAGTGACATTATATTTTCCTCAGTTCTTCAACGATCCGTGGATCCATTGGGGTACTAGCATATTTAGTGTTTTCTATATGTCTAAGATAGATCAGGAAGGGTTTTATTATTGACCAATCATCTTCACTTTGGATCTTGAACTCTAACATTCGTAGACCCGCATCCACCCCAAACACGTTGAATACAACGATGAGGTGGTTAAGTAGTAGATTGACTGGGGGATTTCCGTTATCATTGTAACGGGTAATGAGACGTTTAATGTACTTAAAACGTTTTAGATCTTCGTAGAACTCTTCTGCGTCCACACATCGTGGATTGTAGTAGTGTCGTATCGCGTATAGCTCAAAGGTAGAGTCTTGTAATTCATCAAACAAATGCATAAAACAGTTCCAAATAGATTATCGTGTTTCTATTTAGTCTGCCAGTGGATTATCCAAAACGCTCTGAATCTTTTTGTTTAATCGGTCTTCGAGTTGTTCAACCATGAGTCTGGTGTCATTCTGTAGGGTCTCTCGTTTCATGTCAAACTTCTCGTTTGCCCGTTCTACCTGATCATCCACCTTCTCTTCCATTGACCTTACAGTGGTCGAGAAGCGGTCTACACGACGTTCCATGCGGTTAAAATCGTCTCTTAGGTCATTCTTAATTGATCGAGAGTAGTCGATTGCCTCATCGAGTTTGACCTCAATCACATCGTTACGTGCTTGAATATCACCCACGTCGATGTTCTGAACAATTTCTTTCATGTCCATATAGTCTTTGTAAAACTCGAATGTACCCCATGATGCACCACCGAGTGTGGTCAATGCGGTAAATGCAATCGCCATCATACCACCTTGAAACTTTATACCTGCAATTTCTATTTCTGCCACGATCTGTTCTCCCTAGTCCGTGCCCTCTGCAAACTTGAGGTTACGTAGATTGTATACCTCTGCTTCCAGTTTTTTTATTTCCAATTCCCTTGCACGTAACTCTAACTGATATAGTCGGTTACAATCCAACCTTGTCTTGGGTACCTTCCCCAATGGAATTGTTATTTTTGCATACACTCCAACGTCTCTCATGAATCCGTTAGGATTGTATCCTTCGGGATACACACCGACGTTCTGTTGGTTGTATGTATCGTATGGATCGTTCTGGTTCAACACGCCTACTACACCGAACTCTAGATTCGTTGCAGAACCAATGGCCTGTGTACACTCAAACTGTCCTGCCCGAACTCTGTCGGACTGGTAACTCTGTGATGAACTTGGTAACGCCATGCTGACAGAACTAGATTGTCCCCACACATGTACACTTATCATCATTAAGAGTATAATTAAAATACTTCTCATTTGCATCTCACTTTATCTTCGAGCAGATTCTCGAATATAACATAGTTTTAGTTACTGCGACTTTTAAGGGTCTGGACTTAGAACACACATACACTGCACGACTAGATTCAACTGACCTTATGTATATATCTATCTTCTTTCTAGATTGGAAAGGTACATGAACGGTGTGTGTGGCAACAGTTGCCGTACTTAGTGCAAACGGAACTTTCTCCCACTCTGCATCAAACACCTGTATTTTGTAATATGCCACGTCAGATCTAGTGTTGAACAGTCTCATCTGAGTAGTGAACACGCGGGGAATGTGTGACATCTCTAACTTAGGGTACGTAGGAATCCATTCGTGGGCACTTGCGTACCCACTCATGGCTAAAAACATTATGAAAACGTATGCACGTCTTAATCCATTCATCACTCTATTACTCAGTTAAAAAAAGTGGGTAAATGCCACTTTATTCGGTGGAAAAACGTGCACGGTTCTTAGATGGCAATACACTCGGCAACCACAGCAGTCTGATAAGAACCACCGGGGAATGCACGACCTACGCCATAAACTACTTCAGAGTCGATCTTGAACCAAGTAGAACCAGCGACACTGAGAGTGATCTCAGTTACGTTGTTGTATTCTACTTTGTCAGTATCATATGAACTCATAGTGCTGTCCGATACTTGATCAACGGTAACCTCTCCTGTCCAGTATACAACATCAGATAGTGCGGGACTCTCTGTGAAAGCGTCCGGAGAAGTTATTACTGCTTTGTAATAACTTGCCTGAACGACATCAAATCGCACTATAGGACGTACACCACCATCAGTAGGATCGGTACTTAGGGTACCGGGAGCAGGGTTACCAAACACCCCACCGATATCCTGAGTCACTACACATTTGCTTTCTACAGAACCACTAACTGGTATCTGAGTACTCGCAATTGCAGTGTTACCTAAAATCATCAATAACAATAATACAAAAGACTTCTTGAACATTTTATGTTCTCCTTTACTTACTTACTTTGCATACTGTAAATTAACTATTTGCTGGTGCTTAAGATCCTGCGCCAGACTCACTCTCAATCCTTTACTATTCTTGGGAAGTTTAGCATCCTTCAACGTCACCGCGTCGTTGTATGTCCCCCCATTTATAGTATACGTGTATGACGTTGGAATACCCTTCAACGCCATTAAATTGTTATGTAATACAAGTTGATCTGCACTAAACTCGGACTCTATTGCAATACCAAGTAAGACTTCCAGTCTTGTATCATCTTCTTCTACCTGTTCGGCAGTCGCACGGCGTTCACGACGTTCGTCTTCCTCGTCCTGTGCTCGCATGTTTGACTTTCTATCTAACTCTGCCTGAATGTAATCCTCGTCCAGTGGATCTATTACATCGATCGCTTCGTTCACAACTGCCATTGGATCTACATAGTTTGGACATGTGGGGTTAGACTGTGGGTCGAAACATGGATCAAACTGGTATCCATAAACAACCTCTGTGTCAACTACCGATCCTTGACCTTCCACTTCTATAGATCCATTACCCCAAAAATCAATTGGTATCAGGGGCACAGGAACAGACTTAGTGATCGTGTTACCGTTCACTCCACTCCAGTCATCTGTCTCTCGAAAGATATATCCAGTTCCTCGTGCATTTTCATTCTGCACATGTACTAACATATCGTCTTCCGGGTTCTTAACCGTCGTATATCGATAGAATACACTGTTTACTTGTAACCCTGCCTGTTGGGGTAAGATATTACTCATCACCCACTGTAAAGCATTGTCACGTGCGGCATTACCTGTAATACCATATTCGGTACTAGAGTAAGAGACCGAGCAACAAAGTAATAACAGCACCGGCACCAGCCATTGTCTTAGTACCATCACTCCAATCCTCCTCTACGACATCTTCGCCGTTTGCTTCTGCAATTTCCCATGCGGTCTTTGCCTCTTTACCAATCATCCCATCATAGGGACATGGAGTACCTGCATTCATCATAGCGTCAAAAACACGACGGTCAGTACACATTACTGATACTGCTGCAACTTTCATACCCATATCATACAGGGTCTTCGCATTTTTTAACCTTTCACAATTATCATCCGTGACCTGTGTTCCCGTAGAAATACCCAATATCTGGGTCTGTACGGCACCAGCGACTCCGAATGTACAGAGATCCGAGTTGGAGGTGTTTATAGTAGGTGTGATCGCAGAAGCAGGCGGGGATTTTAACGTAGTGGTTGAAGACGCTTGTGACCTGACCGTGCTATCCGTTGTACTATCTGTGTAGATAATATCCTGCGGCACTTCATCGCTGGGTTCAGTCTGAGCGAATGTCAAACTACTGAAAACCATCAATGAGAATATGATAAACTTTTGCATAATGTAACCATCCTTTAAAATAATATTGTGTTGCATAGTATATATATGCAAAGAATGTTCCAACTCAGTTCTATCCTTGTTGGAACACCTTGTTCTAGTTTATTTTTTAGAGTAAGCTTGTGCACCAAAGAATGCTGCAACAATACCAGCAACAGCTACAAAGTATGTGGGTGCCATTGAACCCAAAGTCTTTTGAGCTTCATCAAGTCCAGACAGAGCTGCAAGTACTACAGCAAATGGATATAACAACAATCCACCCAATGCAAACCACGTCATGCTTCTTTGTGCATCACGCATTGCGTCCTGATCTTCTAACTCTTTCCGTTTGAACTCAAGATGCATCTCAAGTTCTTCTTTCGATATATGTCCATCACCATTAGCATCGACACCGTCAAGTAAACTAGAATCGATTGTTTTAGTATCGGACATATTAGTCTTCCTTTAATTCCTGTGGGGTGAAAACAGCTGGTGAGTCGTGCCAAGACTTTTCTTCTTCTTGGACTTCACGTTCTACCGCAGGTGCTTCGCGTAAGGTTTGTACTTTGGGTTTTGTAACACGAGGTTTAGGTGCAGGTTTAGGTGCAGGTACAACCTCAGTCAATTCAGTTATACCGTGCCATGCTGCAATAAATGTAGATGTTAACTTCTGTGACTTTAGAAGTTCACCAGTTTTCTCGTGAATCCAACCATTGGGGGTAGGTATTGCATTCTTTGGTGCTGACATTACTTCGTTCCTCCTTTTACTATAGTCTTATCGCCGTTGGAAAGTTGGTCTCCAGCGCCACGTGCTTTTGCAGCTTTAGTTACTTTACCTGCCTTTGACGCATCATCGTGACCTTCTTCATCGGTTGTGATGTCTGCTTCTTTAGGACTGCCGACGCTATTGTCTGCTGCCATGTCCTTAGAACCTTTACCTTTGAACTTGTCAAGTGCACTCTCACCAGTCTTCTTCTCACGAGTCTTCTCGGTGAGTGCTAAGTCGATTGCGGCATCAATCATGCTTTCCATATCTTCAGGAGTATACGACTCTTTCTTTGCAAACTTCGACATACCTTTCTTTGCTAGGTGTTTTGCGAGATTCTTCTTCTTGACAACGTTTCCAAAACGATCCTTGGTTTCCTTATCTGATTTACTATAAGGGCCATCGAAAGGAGGTTTCTTACCTGCATGAATATGAGACTTCTCTTTGACGACAGTCAGTTCTTCTACAGAAACGAGTTCTACACCATGTTCAAACATTACTACGTAATGAGTAACAACACCAGTACCGTCTTCTTGTTCTACCAGAGTATGTTCACCAGCGAGACACTCTCCATAACCCCACTGTTCTGAAGTCACATGAGATGCACAGTCGTGCTTCAATGCCTTCTTAGTGTTGTCTTGGTCAAGATCCTTCTCGTCGATCTTCTTCTTGTCACCTTTTTCGGCACGAGGACAATCCGGATCGTGGTTCTCTGTAGAACCATCGCACTCTGGACACTCGGTCATTTCGTCCGCATCTTCGTTTGTGACCGCCTTAGAGATCGCCTTACGACGCTTATGAAGATACTTGTCCGTAGAGTCGGTGTCTCCATCGTTGTCTAAGTCTTGGTCTTTACGGTCATCAAACTTCTTCTTGACCGCTGTTTTATCTACTGGATCAAGGGTTTTCTCAGTTACCTGTGACCAGAGGGTTGCCATTTTGTCGTACAGTTCTTTGTTCATTTTGTTTAGTTTCTCCGATCAAGAAATATATTGTGTAAAGTAAGCGCTAAGACAGGTTGCAATAGTACCTAAGACTATCCAAACAAACTTTTGCATGTACGCAACTTTCTCTACTAGAGTAGTTACGTGTGTTTCTATGTTGTCGATTTTACCGGACAAACGGTTCATCCGTTCGTGCTGTTCCGCTCGACGTGTTTCCAAGTCTTCGATTTTTTCTTCCACCCTTGCTAGTGAAACAATGGCATCGGTCATCTTATCGATTTTTTCTTCGATGCGATTTAGACGATTTGCGTTTGTATCTGCACTCATATTACCACGCCTTACACGACCAATATCGCGCCTTGTCTTTTGGGCCCGGATTGTCGCAGTTATGACGTGCCCTGAATGATTTTCGACGGGCAGGAATATTCTTCTTGATCGTCATGTTTTTGTCACCGAAGTTAACTTTCTTTGCCTTACCGTCACCGTCAGGGTCAACATAAACTTTGGACTTCTTTACATCCCCAGACATTGGTTTATTCAGAGAAACTTTCTTCCCCTGATAAGTCGCTTCGTTGTAATGTTGTTTAAATGATTTCATTAATCTATTTATACCTTATGAAATGTACAGATTTATGTAAGGACACTATTTTCAACATGGACTAAATCAAACGACACCGATATAACACCGTTAGAGGCACCAATAGCACGAACATCAATGTCGGTCTTCTCAGTGAACTTAATCGGAGTAGCATACTCGATAGTGTGGTCACTTTGGTATAAGAACACCCCACTAACGACTCGGAATGCACCACCAAAAGGACGGGCAAACATAGATATCTCTGCTGGCTGGGCCTTACTTGAAGTCATCTGTATACTATTTAAGAACCCAGTACAACCTGCGGGAACAGTGTAAAATGCCTGTAGTGATTGCCCACGCCCTGCTTTAATCTCTGTGATAACAGTAGGTGTCGCATTCTTAACAATAATAGTACCCACGTTAGTGGCAGTACCAGACATAAACGCACGGTTGATTCTGTGCCAAGTCTTGGCACCAGTTACAGGTG